AGGTATTTAGACCTTTTCGCTGTTATTGTCCCTCCCTTGATCTTGTGAGGGAGAATGTCACCATCTATTGCAACCACCACTTTGCCCGTCCCTTCCGATTTGGGTGCTTGAACATTGCCCCCAATCCTTCGGTTCCAGAAATGAGTCCTTCTGCCGGGGGCTAGTTTGTTTGGTTCATTAGCATCCTTTTCCCTGTAAAACTTCTTGAGGTAGCTCGTTACACCCCTTGCCCCAACGGTAAGCACATCTGTCAGTTCCTTATCAGAGAACTTCATGCGTGCAATGCCAGAGGGCAGTTCTACCTTGGTTGCAATCATACTGGTGCCTCCTCAACCTTGGCCAATGGGGAAGCCTCAAAGCGTTTCACCGCTCCGTTTACCATTGCTGCCCCCATGTTCCTCTCCATTGCGTCCTGCAATACCTTTGTGTCCAACTTGTCAAACAGTTCAGGCATCGTGTTTGCCGCCTTGGTTACAGCCCTTTCAAAATCCTCATCTGAAAGGTCGCCATCCATTGCCTTGCTCACCAACTGAACAAAAGCGGGTTTAACCGGGGCAAGCCATGCCTCACTCACTCCCGTGATATCCTCCATGACATTGTTAAGCAGCTTATCCCTTGGCCCCGGCTCTGCCCTCTGTGCAGCTTCCACCACTCCCTCCTTGGCGAACATAGGTGGCTGCATTGGGGAAGGCTCTGGTGGAGTAATTATCTCCTCCCCTGATTGCGGTATTGGCACATCGTGACGGTCATAGAACCATTCACGTGGCATATCAATGCCGCTCCCTAAAAGTATTTGATCTCGTTGAGCTTCAAGCACGGGGTCGCTTGGCCCAGCAAGGTCAGGCACCAACTTGGGCATTTCAAAGGAGTTGCCATAATTCAGTTCGCACATGGAGGCAATCAACTGCTCATTCAGAACATCTGCTGCCCATTCGCAAACATCCTGCAACCGTGTTCGCCTCACATCTTCGTGAACATCACCCAATGCACGACTGCCAGAATCACCCACATCAGTCGTGAGGGTCTGGCCTAAAATTGTTATGTCACAAAGCTTGTCAGCCAATTGGATGAAATAGCTTTGAGGGTTGTCTTGTCCTGACTTTCCCGCCTCTTTAAACTCTACCTGTGTCCCCGCTGGAAACGCTCCCCATGCAGCCGCTCCCATGTTTTCCAACATATCCGCAATGTCATTCTTTATGTTGGCTGATGCACCGGGGTCATAAGTAGCCCAGCGCAGGGGTTGCCCAAACACTTGGGCGAAATTAAGCAACCAATCACGGCAATAGTTTTGGCCACTCCACCAGTAAGCCAATTGTCTCAACAACCCATAGCCCATCGAGTTGCCAGAGCGGTTCTTGTAAATGCCAATGAGAAACTTGTTCCGTGGAACTTCCTCGTAAACCCCATCACCCTCCGGTGACAGCATTAAATCGGGTTTATCATAGGGAAAAGAATAATAGCGGGGATGGCAGAAATAAGTTGAGGCAGGACAAATCCCCTCTGGCTTCACTTCCCAAAGGATTTCCTGCACGCTGAACCCTTTGCCTACTCCATCACATAAATCATAGATGGCATTGCGGAAGCCGTTTGTTCCCTCAATCGGGTTGCCTACCCATCCATCAATGGCATATTGAACGAAGTCAGCCTTTTCCTGAGCCGAATCCGTTGGCCTTTGCCCACGTTCGGTGAACGGCATAACGGTGTAGGTCGCCCCTGCCGCTGCGCTTTTCAGTTCGTGAAGGTTCTTTGAGAGCCTCGCCCATGAGTCTTCCATCAACTCGTAGACTTGGTATTGCTGGCGAATATCCCCACTTAAGGCGGCGCGAAGAATAGCAATCACATGGGCAGGGCTTTGTTTGCTCCCCAGCGAATTACTGTCCATCCGGTCGCGGTTATTAGGTGCGATTACCCGTTTACCTACGGATGTCCCATTCGGCCCTTTCTTGGCGGTAAACAGTTTCCCTAAGCGGTTACTTAAATCAGCAATCATACCAACGTAGGCCTTAACCCGGCCAATTTAGCTCGGCCAAGCATGATGTTATCAGTCTCTTGAATTGCCCCTGTTCCTTGGTTCAATACCGCTGCGTAGTTTGCCAACGCCAATGCCGTGCAACGGTCTGCATGACCATCTGCCCTTCGCATCGCCCGGTACTGCTTATTACCCCCCGGCGTTGTCAATTCATCAATGGAATGTAAATCCTCCCTTATTACATGATCCCTCGGCACCCTCAAGGAACGCTCTTGGAAAGCCCTGCGCAAACCGGGGAAGATTTTAGCCTTAAAACCCTGCGAGAAATTGCATTGCTCCAGCTTGTACTCAAAGCGATTGGCCAATGATTCGCTCACGGCATTCCCGATGCCAGTTGAATCTATGGCCGCATGTGACGCCTTGTTTATCCTCTCCGAAAGCAGTTCCTCCTGCAGATGGTAGGGCGTGTCCCTGAGCACCAAAACCTCCCTTGTCCACATCACATCCCCAACCTTTTCCAGAGTCCAGCAAACTGTCAGGTCATGTTTGCGGCCAATATCAATGCCGACATACCTTACAGCCCTCCCCATCTGTTCGTCACAATCAAGGGTTGCCTCATCGCTGACGCACTCATCTATCAGCGTGTAAGGAAGCAAAACATTCGAGGCATCAACAAACTCGCATTCGTATTCCTGCTCCCAAGCCTCAGGGTCATCCAATCCACGCTTTAAAGCTTCAGCATCCATCGGCAATCCTTCTTCAATTGCTGAATGAATGGTTGTTTTGTGCCTTACAAAGCTCAATGCATCAGACTTGTTCCATATCTCAAAAAACTTGCTATTCCTTCCCGCCGGGGTGCTGATGATTCTGATTTTCAGCTTCCCCCTTAATGGGTTTGAGATGGCCGGGTAGATAGCCTCATAGATGCGGTCTGGCTTTTCATGGAAAGCGAACTCATCCAGCACTAGGTTGGCAGAATACCCACGCACCGTGTCAGGGTTTGCTGGTAGAGCTAGGATTCTTGAGCCATTGCTAAACCGCACCTCGCTGGTACGACAGTCAGGCTTATCCAAGCCAAGGGCATCAGATACCACCCTTGCAACCCTGTTCCCCTTTAGCATCCATTCCTCGGACTGCCTTTGCCCCGCTGACAGCACCACCCAATCGGTGTTGGGCTTATCCACACAACTGGCAACAGCCTCAAAGGCTGAACCAAGCGAACCGCCTATCTGCCGGGATTTTAGCCATATCTTAAAACGCGAATCGTCCGCAACCCACCTTTGTTGGTAAGGCAGCATCAACTTGAACAATGCTTTTGCGCGTTCCGCTTTAGTCATTCAATTGTTTTCGGGATTAGGAGCGCCGAGCATCTCCCTCCATTGGACAACGAGTTGCTTCTCACTAACCACATGGCCAGAATGCTCCACATTCAAGTCAGCCTTATCGCTGAACCCGCAAATGTTCTTGAGAGCAAACAATAGACTCACCACATTATTGTTTTCTAGGGCCTGTTGAACCAACTTACGCTTGAGTGAAGTTTGAAGCTTGGCCTTTCCCTTTTCATAGGAAACGCGAAACTCGCTGTCCAATTCCTTCATTTGCCGCTGAATCACATCATGCGAACAGCCGAGTAGAGTGGACATTTCAGCGAGAGTAGCATTAAGGCCTCCGAGCCGCTCAACCAAGTCTAGGTCAAAAACGGTCTTGGGCCTTCCACCGGGATGCTTGCCATTACTGGCTGGCTTCGGTGATGTTAAGCGGTTGCCTGTCGTTGCTCCAGCCATCAGCAAAGAGCATGACGTAAGGGGCAAGGCCTTTATCAACAGTTAATTTAGCTCAATAGAAGCCAAATGGATTTAATCTGTTAATCTTTGTGGTCGGGAGGGGCTATTATCAGCCCTTGTCTCCTAGCTTGTTCCACTAGGTATTTGACTGATTTATTGCCAAACCAGTACTCGCCATTTTTTCGGTGAATGTAGTGTTTATTGAGGTGGGCTTTGTTTACCCCATCTGATTTGGGTTGAAGTTTATTAAGCCACGCAACTTGTGATGTCTCACCTACGCCTCTGTCGGAGTAGCTACGCATGGTGATGATATTATCCATAGTTAAATCCTCCCTTATTTAAGTATCGCTCTAATTCCTGTCGCAGAACCAACGGCTGTGAGCCTGCAACGATTGCTTTTATTTGCCCTAGCTTAATCATCATCCGAACTCTGTAGCGGGTAACGCCGATGATTTCAGCCACTTGCGGCACTGAGTATGATGGCTTGTTCAAAGTGATCTGCAACTTTCTTGAATTTGCGGTGTTAATGATTTTCTGAACATCAAGTTACACTCCATTGATAGGCACCTTGATGATAGGATTGATGTCGTAATTGGTCTTGCTTCCGTTGTCGCGCTTAACGATTTTGCTTCCCCACTTCTTCTGTAACAGGTCGAACTGCTCTTTTTCCTTCTGGATAGTTCGATAGTCGGCACAACCTCCCTTATTGGTATGTTGTTTGCAGACATAGTGAGCGTAGTTTATTCGTAGTATCTTCCTGTGTTTATTCAGCATTTGCAGGCATATATCATAATCTTCCTTGAGTGGTAATGTTTCATCATATCTGCAATCTGCATTTAGGAATCCCCCGAAAGGGCCTAGCACTACATTATTGAAAGAGAACGGTGTATATTCACGGTAAGCACCTTTGTCGGGTATGATGTTGATGCCCCAAAAGCGCACATCCAACTGCTTGGCTAGGTTAAAACCGCCTTCAATGAACTCATAGGCATCCTCTGTGGACATTCTTGCCAACTTGTTACCGTTCCATC